AACTTTACTTTTACTACTGTAGAAGGTGGAGGCGGTGGCGGCGGCGGTGACACAAACCAAAATGCCTTTAGCACTATAACTGTAGTTGGACAAAATAATATAGAAGCAGATGATCCTACAGACACTTTAAACTTAGTTGCTGGTGCTGGAATATCTATTACAACTAATGATTTAACAGATACACTTACAATACAAAGTACCGTCAATGCTGGCGCTGCAAATTTTACTGAGTTAGACGATGTTGTTACATCAGGACTAAACACAGGTTTAATTTATGAGCCTGCAATAGCAATGTTAAGGGTAGATAATATAGGCACAAGTGCTTATACATTTAACAGTCACTACACCGGCAACAATCCTACATTGTATGCTCTCGGAGGCACAACTATTGCATTTGATCTATCTGCTATATCTGGACATCCGTTCGAACTACAAGACGGCACGGGCTCAGCACTCACCTCTGGACTGGTTCATGTTGCACCTGACGGAACAGTCTCTACAGATGCCAATGCACAAGGCAAAACATCAGGAACATTATACTGGCGTATACAAGAAAGTATTAGCGGCGGCTACAGGTATCAGTGTCAAAGTCATGCAGCAATGGTAGGGGCAATTACTGTTAAACGACTAGCAGTTATTTAATAAGTTTATCAAGCTCGTTTCGTAAATCGATAAGTCTTTGTATATTTTCTCGTAAAATTTTTGGTTCTATTTTGCCAGGAAAATATGAACTATGACCATTGTCTATTAAATTTACTTGATTTTTTAATTCTTTTAAAATATTTTCGTAATGTTTCTTTTTTCTTACATCTTGTAATGCAGAAATAGCAGTAGTATAGTTTGCAAAATCTTTTTTAAATTGATTTATCTTTGACACTTGCATTAAAAGTTTTCCTTGCTTAGTGTTACGTGTACATCATTATCATATGTGCCATTATTTGTTTCACTAATTGAACCAGTATTTGAAACACACTCTAAACAAACAGGCACAAGAGTTTTACATTCGTAAACAGAACCTGGTTTAAGTTCTTGTTGATACAATGATCCGTTCGAAGTATCTACCCATTTAACAAAAAATTGTCCTTCATTAACAAACCAAGTTTTTTCTGTTTGTATTTGATAAAAGAAATCTGTTTTACCAGGTTTTTCAAACACAATAATTTTAGCACCATAATTTTCATTGCTGGCCCAAATTAATTCGTATCCGAAATCTTTTTTTACAACATTATTATTTTCCATCGTCAAAGTCCAATAAATCTATTACTTGGAACACAGTTTCTAATTTGTTTAGGTTTAATTTGCTTTGAAGCGTATTACGTAGTCCTTGATGCAACGGCTTAGGCCATTTAGAAAAACTAACCCATGCATAACCGTCGTGCTCATCATTTAACGTAGGAATAAACTCTTTTTCTACTATACAAAGATAAGTGTGAAAACTAAACTTAGAATCAGTACTTACAAAAGTTTCTAATGGCATTGTTTTTAATATTTTAATTTCGCCTATTTCTTCTTTGATTTCTCGAAGTAAACTTTTATAAGGAGTTTCTGCTGTTTCGTTTTTGCCGCCGACTAATCCCCAAACGTTTGATCTTTTGCCAGCATTACGATGAACAAACAAAAACCTATTAGTGTCTAGAGTATATAATAGAGCTCCGCTACAAATTATCTGTTCCATACAAATAATTAGCCTTCAAGTTTTAGACGCCAAGCCCCTTGTGGATAATCACCGTCAGCACTTAATAGCCATTCAGATCCATTCCAGCGGTATTGAACTCCGGTGTTTAGATTAGTTGTATGCGTAATTGTACTTGTTGCAGAAGCATCAAACACTACAGACCAAGAATTTCCGTCCCATTCTATTATATCATTTGCACCTGCATAAAAATCGTTACCGCTATCGTCTTTCCAAGCATCGGGTCCGTCTGTATTTTCTGTAGACCCTATGCTGTCTAGCAATAGCACACGCAGCCCTTGTGTTTTTAAATCTGAAGGATTTACTGTAGTAGGATCGATAATATAATCAATACTTGTTCTTCCTGCTATAATATCGTCATTTGCAAAACTGTCTATGTCCCAGTTTACTACAATTTTAGTATCATCTAATTCATTTATAGAAAAAGTACCAGTCATCTGTAGATCAGTGTCTAGTTTTCTAATATAAATTCTACTTATATCAGGTTCATATAATCCTGGATGTGCTTCTAACAATGCTCTCCAACTAATTTGGCCAACTACATTTCTATCAATTAATTGTATCGAGTTTCCTGTTACGTACACTCCGTATGCTTGATAGTTTGTTGTTACAACTTTACCAACATCTGCACTGTCAGTTGCAGGCAAGCGTTTTCCTGGAGTATCTACAGATCCAACTTCTAGTTGATCGTCGTATGCATTTAAAATAGGTTTACTTAATCCTAAATCAATAGTACCTTTTGTCTCGTCAAAAATACTTGTAATAATATTTGTAATTACACCTAAGCGTTTAACTTTTACAGGAGCACTAATGTATATAGGTGTTTTAAAAGTTAATTGTGCTACATCTATTTCACTATCTACTCCTACCGGAATAGATCTTGTGCTAAACTGTATATTTTCTAAATCAACTACACTAAGACTAGCCCAGTCAATGTAATTATCTGTAGTTTGAATTTCTAAACTAGGATTAAACAAAACTAATACTTGCTCTAGTATTTGCAATTTTTGATCTGTATTTGTTGTCCATACATCTACATTTACAGTAAGTGTATATGGGGCCGGCATCAATCTTTCTACTGTATAATTTTTACCTTGATAATTTAGATATTCTTGATTGTTTTCGTCAAACGCCCTTTCTCTAATGTTAACTTTATTAGAATAGGTTTTATCACCAGTTCTAGTTCGATCCATTTCAAGACCAGTAACATATAATGCCATTCTTGGCGCACTTGGAATTTTGTTTTCAGAATTATCTCGGATAATATGAGCTACTTGCCTAGTAAGATCACCATACATGACTGGAACTTGTACAAGGTTTCCTTGGGCATCTTTATATGAAAAATTACTCATCATTCTTACAAGCTGAGTAATATATCGTCTTATTTGTCCGTCGTAAAAATGTTGCATTAGTTATCCGCCTTAGGTTTTAATGCTTGAGACAGACTTTGACGTTCTTCAACTTGCTCACCGCCAATCTCATTTGTATTTGTATTGTTAATAAATGAAGTAATTTTTGTGTTCCTAGTATCAGTATTAGTCAGTGTCATTCTAACATCATCGTGTACTTTAACCCATCTTGATCCATCATATCTAAATAATCTTTTAGGCATAAAGTCTGTCCTTAAAAAATAATCGCCTTCTTGGCTTGAGCTGGGAAAGGTTATCCCAGCGCCGTATTGAGCTCCGTTTGGTGCATCACTTGTGCCTAATAGATATCCGGTATATCCTTCTTTTACTGGAGCAGCATTTACTTGGTCAGTTGTGCTTAATCCACTAGCATCAATGTCAGTTTCATCAGCAGTTCTAAGTTCGACTTTTCCGTCGTCGTCGGATTTAAGCGTATAGTAACTGCTAATGTCATAGCCAGACTTTTTAGCAGCCGCTTCTGCTTCACTTACAACCGCATCGTTGATTTGCATTTCTTTTTCGTATGTTGATAATAAATCTCTTAGAGTGCCTTCTCCTGGAGCATCTGCATCCATAGGTTGATCTAAAATATCTTTGTACTCTTGGCTATCTGCTATCTGTTTGAGTTTTAATCTGTATAAATGCGGGTACCAAGTTTGCGTAAAGCCTTCTGCTGCACGGTTTACATCTTCTACTACATAAAAACGTTTTAATGCTACACTATAATCATTTGCAGCATATTCGTCACGCAGATGTGGTAATTCTATAACATCTCCCGGCATGATTTTTCTGCCTAAGGTTTTGACACTGTTGCGTATGTGTATGGTTAAAAATAAGGTGTCATTACTTAAAAACAATCCAAACTGACTTAGGTCAAAATCAATATCTTGTACATTATACACGCCTCGCAATCTATAAATATCGGGGTCGTATTTCCTGTCTCTATTTTCAAGGAACAACATATCCTGTATTTGAGTTTCATCTTTAACAGTAGTACCGTCATCTGTTCCTATATATTTGTGAACAAAGACATCTGTACCTCCTACAGTAAACATTTCTTCAATCTGTCGATCAAGAAATTCGTAGTCTGCTCCTCTTTCTGGTTTGTATAATGATAATCTTGGCATACACATATTTATTCGATAAATACTATTGGAGAATAAACTATGTCAACACTTGCAACTAAAAAGCAAAATATTTTTGATTACGTCAATACTTTCCTAGGCGGAGGCATGGTTGACGTAGAATTAGATCCTATACATTACGAAACTGCGCTATCTAAAGCACTGTCCAAATTTAGACAACGTTCGGATAATTCTGTTGAAGAAAGTTATATGTTTCTTCCATTAGTTATCGACCAAAATGATTACATTTTACCATCAGAAGTTATAGAAGTAAGAAAGATTTTTAGACGCAGCATTGGTTCTCGAACCGGCGGGGGCGATGGCGGCACTGTATTTGAACCATTCAATTTAGCATATACTAATACGTATTTGCTATCTAGCTCAAATATGGGCGGACTAGCAACATACGAACTTTTTGCTGGATATCAAGAACTAGTAGGTCGTATGTTTGGTTCGTTTATAGAATTCAAATGGAATACAGCAACAAAGAAATTAACTATATTGCAAAGACCTAGGGCAGAAGAAGAAATATTATTATATTGCTACAACTACAGACCAGATGAGCAATTATTAGATGATTATCTAGCCGTACAATGGATTAAAGATTATACACTTGCTAGTTGCAAATATATGCTAGGCGAAGCACGTTCAAAATTTGCTACTATTGCTGGACCAGCCGGCGGTTCTCAATTAAACGGCGAAACCCTTAAAGGGGAAGCGCAAGCAGAAATGGAAAAACTCGAAGCAGAAGTATCAACAGCAGTTCCTGGCGGTGTAGGATACGGATTTACCATTGGCTAAGAAAAACAATATTACAGTTCCTCAAACTATAAACTGGAACAAGAAGCCTAATAGAAAATATTTTTTAAATTATCTTATCCAAAAGTATAATTTAAAAGTAATGGCAGAAGTGGGTGTACGTGACGGGCGAACAACTTTTTTTCTTTTAGATCACAATCCTGATTTAAAAATTTACGCTATAGATAAAAGTATAGCCGGATTTTATTCACCAGAAATACAAAAAAAATACGGAAATCGATTAGTTTTTTTAGAACAACTAAGCGACATAGGACACCAGTATATACATGAACTGTTAGATTTAGTTTTTATAGATGCTGACCATTCATATGAAGCAGTCAAAAAAGATATTAAAAATTACAGTAAAAAGTTAAAAAACACAGGGTGGTTAACAGGACACGATATTGACTTTCCCGGAGTTAATAAAGCAGTAAAAGAACTTATTGTCGGTTATGACGTTGGACCAAACAATGTTTGGATTCAAAAACCACACGGAATAAAAGACATTATAGATGAAACTTAAAATAACAAGCAAAGATCAAATACCCGGATTTACTAACGAAAAACAGCACCAATTGTATTCGTTAGTGATAAACAAGCTACCTCCAGAATCTAATATATTAGAGATAGGCTGCGGATGGGGTCGAAGTACATGGGCTTGGTTAGACGTAATTCCAGAAGATACAAATTTTCATGTTCTTGATAATTTTAGTATGGGTTCTAATTTTATTGAACCTGCAACCCGCAATAGGTTTTCGTGGAATAGATTTACAGTTCGTCATCAAACTATTATGGAAAACAAACGTAAATATTTAAAAAAATATTTCTCAGGCACCCAAAAAGATATTTTTACAGGAGTTATATCACAACATCCAAGAGCTAATCTTTTAAAAAATATCTATGAAGAAGACTTTGAAATATGGAAATTATCTAATAAACTAAAATTTGACCTAGTGTACCTAGACGGCGATCATAGCTATACAGAAGTAAGCAGTCAATTAGACTACTTTTCTAATTGTCCTTACATATGCGGAGATGATTATCTTTGGCCATCTGTGAGTACAGCAGTTAATGAATTTGTGCAAAAAAATAATTATAAATTAAAAACTGTTCGTGAGTTTTTTATAATTTATACTTGACATCTCTACAGTTTTACACTATAATAGTGTAACAGTGTGGAGATAATCTAATGATAATTGGTGTGTGCGGTTTAATTGGCAGCGGCAAAGGAACTGTTGCTGATATGCTTGTAGCAGAACACGGATTTGTTAAAGTTTCATTTGCTGATAAATTGAAAGATGCTGTATCAGAAATGTTCAGTTGGCCTCGTGACATGGTAGAAGGTGATACTAACGAGTCGCGAGAATGGCGAGAAAAAGTTGACGAATTTTGGACCGAAGAAACAGGCCGAACAATCACGCCAAGATTAGTATTACAAGAGTTTGGTACAGAATGTATGCGAGCTGGTTTTTATGATGGTATTTGGGTCAGCTTAGTTAAGAAAAAAATCTTAGATAATCCTACTACAAACTTTGTTATTCCAGATACTAGATTTCCAAACGAAATAAAGATGATTCAAGAACTAAACGGCGAAGTTTGGTGGGTACGTAGAGGACAACTACCTGGTTGGTTTGTAGACTATAGAATTAGTGCAGTTGAACCCAAAGACATTCACAGTTCAGAATGGGCCTGGGGTAGGACGAGCTTTAATGAAATTATTGACAACAATGAAACTGTAACTGAACTTAGAAATCAGGTAGTAGATCGCCTTGCTTCCAACGAACTCCTTCCTTCTGCATAATACGTTGGCAATTTGCGCATATAGTTTTTAAATTACTAGGCTTGCAATTATTTAGATTTCCGTCTACATGATATACGTTAAATTGCTCAGAGTGCTTTGAAGTAAAGCCGCACTTTTCACAAGTATCTTTTTTCTTATATCCTGCTAGTTTCCATTTAGGCAAGCCGGGCTTGCCGTGCTTAAGACAAACTTCACATAACTTTCTGTAATAGACTTTGTTGTGTTTGTAGTAATTAATAGCAGCAGGTCGCTGTCCGCATTGGCATAAAGGTCTCATATTGTATTTACCTCACCTTTTTCACCCCTTTTTTATACTGTTTATCCGGCTATTTTTATTTTGTATTGCTAAATACACTTAACAAAGATCTTTTTTAATAGGAGAAAAAAAATGGCTTTATCATCACCAGGTGTACAGGTTAGCGTTGTAGACGAAAGTTTCTACACTCCAGCTGAACCAGGTACCGTACCAATGATTTTTGTCGCTACAAGAGAAAATAAAACTAATGGTAGCGGCTCAGGAACAGCACTAGGCACAACGGCTGCCAATGCTGGCATACCTTATTTAATTACATCTCAACGCGACTTAGTTGAGACATTTGGCGATCCAGTATTTGTTACTGACAACTCAAACAATCCAATACACGGATCAGAACTAAACGAATATGGCCTACAAGCTGCTTATTCATTGTTAGGTGTTTCAAACAGAGCTTATGTAGTAAGAGCAGATGTAGACCTAGGTGCTTTAGAAGCATCTTCCTCTGCACCAACTGCAAACCCTGCAGACGGCACATATTGGTTAGATACAGGAAACACTAGCTGGGGTATTTTTGAATGGAACGGAAATTCAATTACAACAACTGGCGGTCAATCATTTAATGTTAAAACTCCTATTGTAATAACAGATACTACACAAGTTGTAGATTTTGCAGGTGGTGATTATACTCCAAAAGCAGCAGTAGGCGCAATTGGATCATATGCTGTAGTTGCTGTTACCACACTTCCAAAAATGTGGTACAAAAACACAGACGGTAGCTGGGTAGCAGTAGGAAGTGCAGCTTGGACTAAATCTTGGGCAACTGTTAGAGGCTCAACTGCAAACCCAACAATTACCGCTGGCGACGACATGGTAATTAACGATGCATTTACTATTACAGCAGTAGGTGGTGATGATGTAAATGATATTGCAACGTATATCAATGGCGAAGCAGGTTTAGCAACACTAGGTATTACAGCCGGCGTTGTTGACGCAGCACTTGAAATTTATTCAACAGGCGAAGATGTAAAACTAGCTTCTAGCTCAGGTTCAAGTCTATTAGATGCAGTTGGCATGGATGCAGGTACTTACTATGCACCTAAACTACAAATAAGCAAGCACACAAGCGTACCTGCTTATAAGTCAAGCGATTCAAATCCACGTCCAACAGGATCTTTATGGATTAAAACCACAGAACCAAACAGTGGT